CCTACATACCACATAGGGTTGCTCCCGTAAAAATTATTCGCTACATTATACGGAACATCAGCTATAACGAGCTGTGCTCTTGGAATTGCATATTTCTTGTAATTTTGCATTGAGTCTCTGTATATTTCGCATTTTAATTTCATATTTCAAAGAAGCCCGGTGCACCCTTGCGTCACATGAAGGCAAGCTCCTTTCATTTTTTATTCGTACGTTTTCTCATCAATCAAGTTCTGAAACTTTTCAAAAGCCCGGATTGACACTTTATTGCTCTGCTTTTCTGGTTTCAGTGAAACTTGCAAGTGCGTATCTATGATGTGTGACAGTTCTCTAGCAAGGGATTTCTTGCCCTGCTGTACACCTTGCATATATGTCTTTGGCGGTTTATACTGCCCGGTTACTTGTTTCCCTGTCGACTGTCCACCTGCTGTGATGTTATACATCTGAAAACCTTTGTCAGCAAAAGATTTGATCGTTTCAATTTCTTTCTGGTCGAGTTCGCTTTTTTTGCACGTCATATATGTAAGCTTCCATCCAGTGGGATTACTTTCGCTGTAAAATTTATGTTTTTTAAGGCTTAACGCTATGTGATCGTATTCTCCTAAATGGTTCGCACATCTCTCACAAAGGCTAACTGCCTGTCCTACATAGCTTCTTCTTATTCCTGCTTCATCAATTCTGTAAAAAGCATATATGCCGCTTGAATACGGAATACCTGGGCATATTTCTTTTATTTTTTTCTCACGTTGACTTTTCATCATATAAATTTGTCTGTAATTTATTTTTTTCATTATTAAAAACTTATCACCTCGATTCATTCTTTGGTGTGTTTTTGATACCATTATGATACCACTTCAACGCCTATATTGCAAGTTAAAAATGGTATCACTTTGATATCTAATTGACACCGATAGGCAAAAATGCTACAATGTTCTAAAAACAAGGGAGGGATTTCATATGGCTATCAAGTCTGATAAAACCAGAACTAATATCACGTTCCCGATACAGCTCAAAGAACAACTCGAGCAGATCGCCAAGCAGGAGAACAGAAGTTTTAATAATCTGGTCATTACTATTCTCCAAGATTTTGTAAAAAGTGCCGATAAATAGTCGGTGCTTTTTTATTTAACTGTTATTTTCTCTATCATCCTCTACAGCCTCTCCAATGCAAGCCATAACCGGTCCTGACTCAAGCAAGCATTCTCTTTCTCTGGTATTCTTACCATCATCTGAGTGCCAATCCCCGACAATATATAAACTTGCGTCTGCAGCCAGAATATCTGTTTCCATATTCCAATAATTAATATGGATTTCGTATGCAGCATTTGCAGAGATCACATATCTGTAAATGCCTTTGGTGACTTCTTTCCAGTCTTTTAAATTTGCTGATACCATATTTACTCCTTTCAAAACGGGCATAAATTCAAATCAACATCCAGTCCCGGTCTTGCGATCTGCACCAGAACATCATCCCCGGCAACGTCCTGTATTTCCTTCTGCATCACTTCCGGGTTTCCCCATCCCTCTGACAGGTGGCATAGCGTTATGGTTCTGAGTGAAGCGGTCTTGTTCACTCGGATAATCTCTTTTACAGTAGATAAACTGCTGTGCCCCCGGACGGAATGTTCAAACTTAAACGAGTCCTGTTCCGGTGATTCGTCCAGATGATTACATTCTATAAGGAAGTGATTTATTCTCGTGTTCTTGAATGTAAGCGGAAAATGTAGGAAGTCTGTCGCATATATCAGTCGCCCACATTCTTCATGAGATATCAGGTATGCAAAGTTTGGTGTCTTGTCGTGTGGGACGTAGAATGGTGTTACCCGGAACGAACCTATGTCATTCGATTTCTTTTCTGGTAAGCCGATCATCAGCTCACCAGAGATTGCGTTTACACTCTCAACTGTCTCGTCATTGGTGTAAATCTGAATACCGGACTGCATTAGATTCTGGAATGATTTCAGGTGATCTCCGTGTCCATGGGTCAGCAGACAGCCCGAAATATCCGATATTCTGTAAGAAATCCCTTTTAAAATCTCTGAATACTTGCATCCGCAATCCAAAAGTAAGATTTCGCCGGATTCGGATTTAAGCGCATAGCAGTTTCCCGGCTGACTGCCTGTATTTATTACTCGCATGAACATTTTGAATCACCTCACTTTCTGTTTATTTGTAGCTATTTAAAATTAAAGAAGCAGTTTCTCCAATCATATTTTTATCGTCCTGCTGATATGGAGGAGTTCCGCGCCATAATTCTTTCATATCTTTTAAATCTGTAGCCGCCATTGCGTCCCTTATTAATTGAAGCTCTTTAAGCGATAATTCCACAGTCACAATGGAATCCCAATTTATTTTCTTTCTTCCTACCTCTTTCATACTTCATCATCCCCCGGGAACCTGAACACGATGTTTGCCGGTTCAAATTTTATATCTGGACTGTTAACCATGGTTTTGATGATTCCAAAACCTCTTGCAGCCATTTTTATACATTCCTCGTAATCGTCATCACTCATTTCAACATTTTGTGATAAAAACATTCCTGCATACACTCTATTTAACATTTCCATTGCTTTCTGACACTTTTCTCGGCTTTCATAAACTGCCATCACATATGGGCTTTGCTGTATCCCTCCGGCAAATACCGCCTGTATGTAATTTTCCGAAACAATCAATGCTGTCATTTCATACGGAAGATTGATTGTTCCATCCTGGGATATAATCCTCATAGTTCTCACCCCGTTTCTCAAAATAGTCTTTCACTGACTCATAGTACGAGCAGTTCTCACACCGTCCGATACAAGCCATATATTTTCCAAACTTTCCAGAATCGCACCGATCAAAATTGATGCAGTCGAAGTACATCATGTTCGATCATCTCCGAAGAATAATTCTCTCATGTCAACCGGTTCGTATTTCTTATGCAATAACTTCTTATTCTGTCTCGCCCCGTGTGGGTCATTACACATGAAGCTTCTGCATATCTCCGGTCTGACCGTATAAATCTCGCATTTATTATTCCTTTTTGAGTCATTCAAAAACGGACAGGTCAGGTCAAGTCCAAGATTCTTGACTGGATAATTGTGTTGCTGTTCCTGTATATGATTCTTTTTGATGTACCGTCTGATTTCTTTTATCTCTTTACCAGAAACCGGGAGTAGGGTGGAACAGCAAGCACCGCACCCTGTACATTTTCCATTCTCTGTGTAATCGTAAAGACCATTCTCCATATTTTTGAATGCTTCTGATAATATTCCTACCATATTAATGCAGCTTCCATCCTACATTTCCTCCTGCTTCATAAAATCTGGAATGCTTGATTCATGTCCTGCTGACGGAACCGGTTCTTTCTCGGCAGTTTTTACGACTTCTGCGACTGGTGCCTGTTTCGGCTGTTCTTCGATTGCCGCTGGCTCATCTGGGATAAATTCTTCTGCATTGGCGTTCTGCTCGATTTCTTCTTGTACTTCTCTGTATGTAGCGTCCATCATGTTATATTCGTAAGCCTGCACTGGGTTATCCCATCTTTTAGGAATGGACTTCATAATGTTGTTACGCATTTTACGAATAATCATTGATTCTCTTGACTGTGTTTCATAATAAGACGGTGAAATGTACGGCTTTAACTCCTCACAATCAATGATTGCTTCCAGTTCTCCAATGTCAGCAACCTTTTTCATGATCTCTTTTTTCTTTGCTTCAATTTGAGCTTTCTGCGCATCTGTAGCTTTATATCTGTCTGCACAAATTCCAAACGTTTCATTCTGGAGATTATTCTTGATGTGCGCTGCAAGATTCTTCAGTACATCTGCTCTTTCACAAGAAAGATATTCTATATGTCCGTCCTTATACTGAATTGGGTATACGATACGAACTACTTTGCCTACGCCGGATTCTTCCCATTCTGGCGGTGTGATTTCCACCCCCTTATGCCTTGGCGGGATATACTTATCACCTTCTCTGACTTTCCAGTACGGGAATACTTTAGCCACATTGACACCATATCTACTTACAAGAGCATCATTTCCATCGCCCTCAACCGCAAATTCGATTTTCTTCTCCCACTGAGGTTTCTGCCCTTTCGCCGCTACATTTACATTTCTGATCTGGAAATAACATTCTCTTGGCTGTGCGTTTGCGTTCAGCTTTAATGCTGCGACTTTGCTCAGGATAAATTTAAGATTAGAACCATTAATTGCTTCAAAACTTACTCCGCTCTCATGTACCATCTGGAAAATAGATCCCATTGCTGCCACTACGCAATCCTTTGAGTAGGAATCAAATTCCATTCCTCTTGAAGTTAAATCTCTTTCCATTAAATCGACATAACGATTTGTGTAATAGGAAAGCTGTGTGTTAAAATTTGCTACCTGTGTGTTTTCTGCCATTTTTATTCTCCTTTTATATTTTTTATACTTCTCTCAGGCACATACATAGTGAATCGAAATTCAAAATAAAAATCTATGCTACGATGTTCTAATCTTTGTTGCGTTATTATGTAGTGCCCTATTTTGATAGAATCTCAATCCACCGTGAATGTACCTGAGAGTTATGCTCAGTGGC